GATGTAGGAGATCTAACAGTGGGTAGAAACTCTGGTGCGGGACAGTCTAGTGATTCTCATGGTTATAACTCTGGGGGTTCAGTATTTCCCACCAATTATAATATTATTGAAAAGTTTCCCTTTGCAGCTGATGGCAATGCTACAGATGTGGGAGATTTAACTCAAGGTAGATCAACTCCTGCTGGACAAAGTTCTATGGTCAGTGGTTATAGTTCTGGAGGTTTTGCTCCACCTCTCACAAATGTTATAGATAAGTTTCCTTTTTCTACTAATGCCAACGCTACAGATGTAGGAGACTTAACACAGGCTAGGAATGCCGTAACAGGGCAGCAAGTTTAATGGCACAGCTACTACTTAATACTTTAATAGCTAATAACGCTCCTATCTCTGGATTCTATTCAGAGACTTTTACTGCTAATTCATCTTCTAACAGCTTTACTCTTTCTTATTATGTTACTCAAGCGAACGCGCTAGTATCAGTAGGAGGTCTACTTCTTGTACCAAGTAATGACTATACTGTAAATACTGCTTCCCAAACTTTAACCTTAAAGTCTACATATAGTGAAGATATGCTAGTAGAGGTTAGATATATTCGAGCCCCAGAAATGATGGGGCAAGCTCTATATACAACTGCAGGTACATATTCTTGGACTGCACCAACAGGAGTCACAAAAGTTTCCGTGGTAGCTGTCGGAGGAGGTGGGGCAGGTCAGATATCTAGAGGATTCAGTAGCGGAACTATGCAATCTGCCGGTGGGGGCGGAGGAGGAGGCTTAGGCTGGATCAAAGACTTTCCTGTTACTCCAGGCGCTTCTTATACAGTAGTTGTAGGTGCTGGAGGTATAGCGGGTACTTCTGGTACTCAAAATACAGCTAGAGTTAATGGAGGGCCGGGAGGTGCTTCTTATTTTGCTAATACCAGCACTGTAGTAGGATACGGCGGTTCTGGGGGCCAAACAAGTGCTGCAACTGGAGGTTCTTACGTAGGTGATGGAGGAGGTTCTGGTGGTTCAGGGTACTATGAAACTTCTTGGGATGCTGGTGGTGGCGGTGGTGCTGGGGGCTATTTTGGTAATGGCGGTGCTGGAGGAAGAAATAGTGGATCTAACGGTTCTGGCGGCGGAGGCGGCGGCGGTTCCAGTGCTGAGTATTATTTTTATGGATCCTCTGAATCTGTAGGCGGTTACGGAGGTGGAGTAGGGGTCTTTGGGCTAGGCTCTTCCGGTGCTGGAGGTACTACTACCATTGTCGATTATGGCGCTTCTGGTATAGACTATACTGCTGGAAATGGCGGAGATGGATCTGATGGCTCTTATGGATGGGGAGCTCCCGGGTCTACAGTTGCATACTTTTCCGCTACTAGAAGCGGTATTAACGGCAAGTCGGGCGCAGTTATAATTAAGTGGGGCGCAGAGTCGGACCCTACTATTAAGAGGTGATTCATGGCAATTTTAAAAACAAATACTACAGTAGGAGCCCAGACTGTTGTGGTGGGGCTAGATAGTGAAAGTTTTAGTACTTCTGCTTCTTCTAATACTTTTTCACTAGGTACTATCACTGATGAGGCTAATGTGTTTGTTACGCTAGGAGGCATAATACAGGTGCCTACTTTAAACTACACTATTACCAGTAATACTTTACAGCTCGCTAATACAGAGCCTTTAACTAGCGGTATTCCATTAGAAGTACGATACTTACTAAAAGGATAAAAATTTATTTTGTTCTTGCTTTATACTACAAATATGTTATACTAGTAGTAAGAGAAATATAATGCCATTAAATAAATTACCTATAACTCTTTTATCTACTGTAGAAGTTCCAGCACAAGATTCCTACGTAGTATGGGATAGTTTAGAGCAGAGAATAACATTTTCTGCCCTACAACCACTTGTAACTTTTCAAGGTACTACTAGTGGCTATGCTTCTGGAGGTACTGCCCCAGGAGCTAGAGTTAATACTATAGATAAGTTTCCTTTCCCTACTAATGCTAATGCTACTGATGTAGGGGATTTAACTCAAGTTAGAAATGCAGCTGCAGGGCAGTCTAGTTCTACTTCAGGATACACGTCTGGCGGGGCTACTCCAACAGCCTCTAACGTCATAGATAAGTTTCCATTTGCAACAAATGCGAACGCTACAGACGTAGGAGACTTAACACAGGCTAGGTATAATCCTGCCGGTCAAGCAAGTGACTACTATGGGTACACATCTGGTGGAAGTACTGGATTTTTCTCTAGTCGCATAGATAAATTTACTTTTGCTGCAGATGGGAGCGCAACTTCTATAGGTAGTCTATCCACCTCACGTGCTGGCGCTGCAGGACAGTCAAGCGATACACATGGCTATACTTCTGGGGGGTATTTTCCATCTGTAACTAACGTTATAGATAAGTTTCCTTTTGCCTCTGATAGTAGTGCAAGCGATGTAGGAGACTTAACAGTAGCTAGACGTACTACTGCGGGACAGTCTAGCACTACTCACGGATATACTGCTGGAGGTTTTACAACTGCTGCAGTAAATAATATTGATAAGTTTCCGTTTGCTTCTGACTCTAATGCTACTGATGTAGGAGGCTTAAATCAAACTAGATCTGCGGGAGCAGGACAGTCTAGTACGGATTCTGGATATACTGCAGGCGGTGTTACTCCCTCCCCTGCTAATTCTGCTTCTATAGATAAGTTTTCTTTCTCAGCAGATGGAAATGCAACTTTTGTAGGTAACTTGACTCAAGCAAGACAGGCTGCTGCAGGACAACAAATATGATTGATGTAACAAATATAGACCCTCCAGAAGATAGATATAAAAATGCTACTCTTCAGTTTAATGGTAATAATTTTAGTTGGACCCCTCAATACTCTTACCAAGGTTCAATAAACGGTTATACCTCTGGAGGGCTTACTAGTGTTAACGTAAATACAATAGATAAATTTTCTTTTACTGCAGACGGAAATGCGTCTGATGTAGGAGACTTATTATCTGCATTACGTGAACTTGCAGGGCATTCTAGTGCTACTCATGGGTATACCTCTGGTGGTAATATTCCTCCTTCTAGAAATGAGATTTATAAATTTTCTTTCTCTACAGACGGTAATGCTACAGACGTGGGTGATTTAACACAAGCTAGGTACACTCCTGCAGGTCAAAGCTCGGATACAAGTGGATACACCTCTGGGGGAGACTCTGGGACTCTTCCTACTCCTTTAATACGTAATACTATAGATAAATTTCCATTTTCTATCGATGCAAGTTCTACTGATGTAGGAGATTTATCCCAGGCTAGAAGCGGGGTTTCTGGTCAAAGCTCTAGCATTTCCGGTTATACCTCTGGAGGGCTCACACCTACTTTAACTGACACTATAGACAAATTTCCTTTTTCTACAAATGCAAACGCGACTGATGTAGGAAACTTATATAATGTTAAAGCCTGGACAGCCCCTCAAAACTCTAGTACTTATGGGTACGCATCTGGAGGTAGATTGCTCGGTAGTGTAGATACAAACGAAATAGATAAGTTTTCTTTTGCCACAGATGCAAACGCCACAGATGTAGGAGATTTAACTATAATTAGATCTTTACGTGCGGGGCAATCTAGTTGGTTATCTGGTTATACCTCTGGAGGAAGTCCTAATACTAACGTGATAGAAAAGTTTCCATTCGCAGCAGACGTAAACGCATCTGATGTAGGAGATCTAACCCAAGCAAGAGCTCGTCCAGCAGGACAACAATACTAATAGGTAATATATGAACTATCTACATTTTTGCGGAGGTCTTCCGCGCACAGGATCTACCGTCCTGATGAATATTCTACAGCAAAACCCATCTATCTTTACTACTGCAACAGACCCTTTTCCACATATTCTTCAAGAGCAAATTTTAGTTAAATCTAGATATACTGAAGCTTTTCAAGCAATGAGCTGCGAACAAGCTGATGATGCAGTATATGGTATGGCGCTTGGTGCTACTCGAGGATGGTATGAAGGCTTAACCTCAAAGCCTGTAGTAATTTCAAAAGCTCGTCAGTGGAGTGGTCTTCATCATTTATTCCCTCAGTCTAAGATTCTAGTAACTGTTCGTGATCTACGAGATATTGTAGAGAGCTTTGACCGTGTAAACTCTCGCATAAAAGCGCTACATACTTTCAGTGACGATCACACTCTATACGCATCAATGAGCGAAGAAGAAAAACTACACTATCATTTCAAAGAGTCTAATGCTTTTTCTTCTACTCTTCGGCATGAGATACCTAAATATATTGATTTGTTTAAGCGTGATTCTTCTCGTGTAAAGTTTATTAGATATGAAGATGTTCTCAGAGATCCACACTATATGTTACAACGTATATATGAGTTCTTACAGCTTCCTACTTATAAACACGATCTAGCTCATATTAATCAGTCTGCAATGTTTGAGCATGATAATGCTTATTTTAGAGAAAAAACAGACCATCGAACTAACCCAGTTTTACAACCATGGAAAGAGCCTACTCGCGTTCTTTCTGAAAAATTTCACCAGCAAGTTATCAAAGATAATAGTTGGTTTTATCGTTCATTCTACCCAGAGGTTTTACAATGACGCCTGCACAGTACTTTAAAGAAAAAAAGTATATTTATCTAAGCAACGTAGTTCCTAGAGCTACTTGTGAAGATTTAACTAACTATATGTTTAAGCTATATGAAGAGGGTAATCTCACTAAAGATGAACAATGTCCCTTATCTGATAGTGTATATGGAGATCCTGTTCTAGACAATCTTCTACAGGCCCTAGCTAAGCCTTTATCTTCTCAGCTAGGGATTAATCTTCTTCCTACTTATACGTACGCTCGTATCTATAGACCTGGCGAAACACTAGTCCGTCATATTGATCGTGAAGCTTGTGAGATTTCAGGAACTATGACTCTAGGGTTCCATCCAGGGTCTGGTATTTGGCCTATCTTTTTCACGGGGGAACGAGATGATGTCGTCGGACAGTCTGTGGAGATTAATATAGGCGATATTGTTATGTATCATGGCAATGAGCTATGGCACTGGCGTCCTCCTTATAAAGGTGAATGGCAAGTACAGGTATTCTTTCATTTTGTTGATGCTAACGGCCCTCACGCAAGTTGGGCTAATGATAAGCGCGCCTCTCTAGGAGTAGATAAACAAGTTGCTAAAAAACAAGAACCCTTGGTACTAGAGAAACCTGTTTTACCGCAGACTCAAGATTTAGCACCTTTACGCTCTAAGATTATTGAGCACGGATTAATGATTAAAACATCTGACGATGTATTCCCAGGTGCTATTAGCTACTACTCTGGATTTAATCCTGAATATACATTTAGCCCCGCTGAGTGTGAGGCCGTACGTCGTCTAAGCGACAAGCTATATCCAATTAAATCTACAGTCGGAGATGGAGATAATAGTAAATATGACCCTTCTGTTCGTGCAGTAGATACTTATAATATTGAATATAGTGAAGAAACTGCTTGGATTTTTAAGAAGATTGCAGCAGCAGTTGGTAAAGCTAATGCCGAGTATTATAAGTATGATCTGTATGGTATTACTCATGCACTTCAGCTACTTCACTATAAAGATGTGGAACACGGGCACTATGATTGGCATGTAGATTGTGGAAATGGTAGCAGTGCTACTAGAAAAATTTCTGTATCTGTACCTCTAACGAATCCTAGAGAGTATCAAGGCGGTGATTTACTTATTAATAATAATGGTAATATTATTAATACTGTAAAAGAACAAGGGTGCGTCAATATGTTCCCAAGTTATCTTCTTCATCAAGTGACTCCTATTACTGCTGGAGAGCGTTGGGTTATTGTTATCTGGATTAATGGTCCTAGGTTTAAATAATGAATAAGTATGAAAAACTATTTTTTATTAAACAGTATACGGATAGTATAGGTTCAATTTACGGAACAGAAGACTTTTCTATATTTTTATACTCACTTATAAAAATGAGAAAACCTGAAACAGTAGTAGAGCTAGGCACTGGGCTTGGCTCTATTGCTCTTTGGGCAGGTCTAGCTCTTGAAGAAAATGGATCGGGACAAATTTATACAGTTGACAACGGTGCAGAGTGGAATCACTTAAAACAAGCAAAACCGCAAATGGGCCCTATGTTCCGTGAGCAATACTTGGAATATGTTAACAATTTGATTGACAAATTTGAGCTCAACCAGTATATTAAATTTATACATCGTGATATTTCTGCTGTAGGGCTTCCTGAAAAGATTGACATAGTATTTTCTGATTTTTCACACGGACCAGCAGATATACTAAACTTACTCTCTGAGCTACTACCTAAGATGTCTGAAACATCCATTATTATGTTTGATTCTGCTTCTACATACTATTCTTCCTATCATACTTTAGAAGCTATTGTTGATATGTTTAATAATGGTAAAGTTCCTGCTTCTATGCAAAATAAAGAAGAGATACAGCAGTTAGTATCTAGCTCTAAGTTTACTCTACAACACGTAGTAGAATCTAAAAATAGGGCACAGAATAGTACTGCTTGCATATATATTCAACCTGTTGATGTATTTCCGTACCCATTAACCGCTATGAGATTCAGATGATAAGAGTTATTGATAATTTTATAAGCCCTCGATACTCTGAGATGATATTTGAGCGCTGTGTTAGTTTACCTTGGACTTTTGTTCCAGATATATCTTTAGGAAGTACAGCACAAAGAAGTATCCCAGGTTTTTCTTTTAACTTTTTTCTACGACACGATTTTAACAATATAGAACCAAAAACAATTAATACTCCAGAGTATAATTATGTGTTACCTATGTTGCTTGAGGCTCTTTATAAAGCAGAGCTACCAAATGTATCGGCAGATAAAATATTTAGAAGCAGAGCTAGGCTGACGCTAGCAAATGATAGGCTAACCGAACTTGAGCGTATTGATAATCCTCATGTAGATTATAACACACCTCACCATGTATTGCTTTACTACGTTAATAACACAGATGGTGATACTATAATGTTTGAAGGTGGTAGAATAGCAGAGAGAATTCCTCCAAAGCGTGGCAGAGCAATAATATTCGATGGCTCTATACTTCATGCCTCTTCTACTCCCTCATTAAGTCCAAGAATAGTTATAAATAATAACATACAAATATAAAGGAGACAACAAATGGCTGTTGTAGAATATATGTTTAACATTGATGATAAAGGAAAGCGTTTTATTCCTGGTTTCATTGATAACAGAGGTCATTGGTATGACGCCGCTACTGAGACCTACATTGGTTGGGTAAAAGACTCTAGAGACTTTTATGTTCCTGACTCTCTTACCGTACTAACTAAAGAAGACTTAGTACAACGTCAGCTTACTATCCACGCCGCTACTCCAATGCAAAAAATGAACGAAGAGGCTCCTGGCAGTGGAAGTGTCACTATGACCGATGCTGAAGTAAGAGCGTTAGTAGAAGCTTGGTATGATAATTTTGTGGCGGAGAATTCATAATGGAGCTTATGCTCGCTAAGAAGATAGAAGAACTATCTAAAACAGAGCTAACAGAAGTACTTCGTAAATTGCTTATGCAAGATAGAGAAGCCTTCAACGCCTTAAAAGAATTAGTAGAAGATATAGTGTAAAGGCTAGAATATGACAGAAGAAACATTACGTGCAAATGAGCTTGCTATTTTTGAAGAGATTAGAAACGATCTAGTAGTAAAAGATGGCTCTGAGTTTACTGTGCCCTTAGCTAAAGTATTTGGAAAAGGCACAGTAGCAAAAACTGAATCTTTTGGAGGTAATAGCCTAGTAGAGAATGCTCAAAAAGTAGACTTAGCTATTGCTAATACTAAAGATTTACAGAATATCTGGAATCGCAGCCATACTCAGTGGATGTGGAAACATTTAAATCTCTCTTATTTAGATCCTCATAAAAATATGAGACAAATTGCTGCAGAGGTAGCTCGTAAGCGTCAAGCTCTAAATGAGGCTAAGTGGAATCAGATTAAAACTGAAGTTAAAATTAGAAAGATCGAAGAACAACTGGCTAACCCACAAGAACTTGACTATTGGACAGAAGTAGATTTAAAAGTTCGTCTTGCTGAGCATCAAGAGAAGCTGGCTGAGGGTATGAGCTATGTTGAAGGCGCTATGAAAGATATTCTAGCTCTTAACAGTTTATTTGAACAGTTAAAGAGTAAGACAAAAGAGTTTAGTGAGCTTGAGATTGAGAAAGCTGAATCTAAAGCACATATTAAGAGAAGTGTAACTCAATGTATTCGTGACGTTCGTCAATCTGGATCTATTTCTAAGGGTGAGCAAGAATATCTTGAGCAGATCGGTGTAAATCCGATGAAGATGATGATTAAAATTCGTGAATACGTACAGCACGAAGCTACTCAACAGTCCTGGGATGTAAGTGGCTTACATGATTTTGTTGATCAAGTAGCTAATGAGCTGATCGACGTAGCTAAAGTAGATCAAGTTAGAATGAACTTAATGGGATTTGATTCTACACCTCTAGAAGAGATTACATATACTAAAATGATAGGCGCCCCGGAAACTGAACCGCCTACTGAATAAAGAGATAATAAATGGCCAATAACAATTTTAAGCTTATCTCCTCAGCAACTATAAGTAGTACTAATGATTCTTTAGTTAATACTGCAGCTACTGGCACTACCTTAGTTATACATTCTGTATATTTAACAAATACAGGAGAGAGCACTACATATGCTAATGTTATAGTAGAGGATACTAGCGCAGGAGTTTCTACTAAGGTAGCGTATAAAACTCCTATCCCTATGGGAGATACTCTTATCTTAGACAAGCCTCTTAATTTAGAGTCTGGGGATAAGCTTTATGTTAGAGGCGCTAATCTAGAAGTTACTGTAAGTGCTTTGGAGATTAGTTAATGTATTTAAAACGCTCTATAGATAGTATAACTTATATACCAGAGATTTCTGATTTAGCAGATAATACTAACCGCCTATATAATGTAGGCGGTAATCTGTATTTTAATGGTGCTGCTGTCGGAGCGGGAACAGGGGATTCATCTAATGTTTGGGTGAATGCTAATGACTATAATACTTATGCAACTCTTACTAATTCTATAAATGTATCTTACGCTATAACAACTGAAAATGTATATAATACGTGGAAAACAGTTAATACAGCTATTGATACTGTTCAAAGTAACTTAACTGCATTACCTGATTCAGCAGCTAATGACTATGCTACTTATAGCACTCTTAGCAACAGTATAACAACAGTTACAGCTAACGTATATAATACCTGGGTATCTTTAGACGCTCGTATAGATGCTATAGATGCTGGCTCAAATACTAGTGTGGCAGATTTAATTACAGGACTTGAAGGTGCTAATACAAATATTAATACCGTACAAAATAATGTAACTGCTAGTGTAGCCAATCTTTTTAATACTTATACTACTCTTAGCGGAAGTATTAATACTGTTCAAAATAATGTTTCTGCCTTACCAGATTCAGCTGCTAACGATTATAGCACTTATACTACTTTAAGCGCTAATGATTATAATACTTATACTACTTTAAATACACGTATAAACTCTATTCAAGATAATATTGGATTAGGAGTATCCTCTACTGCCATAGTACCTCTCAATGATGGGACTGGATATGTTGGTAATACTTTATATACTTGGTCTTCAGGTCATTTTGTTGACTTGACTATAGATAATGGATTAACAGTAGGAGGTAGCGTAACTATAGAGGGTAACTTAACTGTTACAGGTAATGTTGTATCTATAAATGTAACTGAGTTAGCAATTGAAGATAATATGATATATCTTAACGCTAATTCAACAGTTACAAATCCTGACTTAGGTTTTGCAGGTAATTATAATGATGGCGTTTACCAACATGCAGGATTCTTCCGTGATGCTACTGATGGTTATTGGAAGGTATTTGATGGGTATACTCTTGAACCTGATGTCTCTCCTTACATAAATACCAGTCATAGTTCTTTTACTCTAGCTAGTATTCAAGCAAATAATTTTATTGGTAATCTAGTAGCTACTGTGGCCACTGTTAACTCTGTAAATGTTCTTGCGAATGATGGTATAACTCTTTTAAGCGCTCGTGCAAATGATTATACTACTTATACTACTCTAAATACTCGTATTAATATTGTACAAGACAATGTTGCTACTGGAGTAGCCAATACATATAATACGTATACCACTTTAAATGGACGTGTTAATACTGTTCAAAGCAACTTAACTTCTGCTATATCTACTTTGGCAGCTAATGACGGTGCCACACTGCTCACAGCTCGTGCAAATGACTATAACACCTTATTAAGTGCTTATTCTAATGATGGATCTACTGTTTTAACGGCTAGATCTAATGACTATAATACGTATGTTACTCTTAACGGATTAATTGATACAGTTCAAAGTAACCTTAACTCCTTTAGCGGAGGAGTGTGGACTGAGGATACTGGCAGAGCTTATTATGTCGGTAAAGTAGTAGTAAACTCAAACGTCGCACAAACAGAACAGTTTTTTGTGAGTGGAAATGCGAAAGTTTCTAGTGATTTTGAAGTTGGTGGAACCTTAACAGAATCTTCGTCTGTACGATTAAAAGAAAATATTACTCCTTTAGATGATCAATTAAGTAAATTAATGTTACTACGTCCTGTAGAGTATGATAAAATAGCTTCTAAGAGTCATGAATATGGCTTAATTGCAGAAGAAGTAGCTAATGTTATACCAGAAGTAGTATCTGAGGGCAGTACTTCTATTCAATACACTAGATTAATTCCTCCTTTAATCAAAGCTATACAAGAATTAACAGAAAAAGTAAATAAGTTAGAAAGTAAATAATGTCTTCACCCTATTTTAAAGTACCTGTAGAGAAATTAGCTGCAAGACTTCCTGCTAAATTTGGATTCACTGAGTTTAATCCTAGTCAAGTTGCTATGCTTGAAGGATTAGAAGAACATAGATTCTGGGTACATATATCGGCACGAAGAACAGGAAAGTCTAGTGCCGCATCTGTGCTAGCGCTTGCTAAGCTACTAGAGCCTAATCAGCAGGTAGTTGTTGTAGCGCCTAACTATAATCTATCTTCTATTATTTGGGACTACACTACTGAGCTTATTCAAGCTTTTGGAATTGAAACTAAGCGCCTTAACTTAAAAGATAGAGTTGTACGCCTCGTAAACGATAGTACTTTTAGACTTTTATCAGCTAATAACAGAGAAAGCTTAGTTGGTCGTGCAGCACACCTCCTCATTGTAGACGAAGCTGCCATTATCCCGGATGATGAATACTTTACTAGAGACTTGCGTCCAGCGCTATCTACGTATGAAGGGTCTAGAGCTCTATTTATTTCTACTCCTCGTGGTAAGCAAAACTATCTTTATAACTATTATTGTCGTGGAGAAGATCAAAATTACCCAGATTGGGGATCTGGCTTGTACCCTTGGCATGTTAATCCTGCTCTTAAAGAGTCTGATATTGAAGAGGCAAAACGTACTCTCCCTCCAACTATCTTCCAGCAAGAATATTATTGCGATTGGGTAAGCTTCGAAGGTCAGATTTATAAAGTAGATGACTCAGTTCATCTTATTGATACTAAAAAGTATATTGAACCTGGCGATTCTAGATATACATTTATTGGTGGTCTTGATATTGGATTCAGAGACGACACTGCCTTTGTTGTCGTCGCAACAGATGGAACAAACTTTTTTGTGGTAGATGAGTATGTGGCCGCAGAAGGCACTACGTCATCTCATGCTGAAGTTATAAAAGAGATGGCAGAGCATTGGCAGATAGAAAATATCTACATCGACTCTGCTGCTGCGCAAACTAAAGCTGATTTAGCCTACGACTATGATATTTTCTGTGAAAATGCAGTAAAATCAGTTAATGATGGTATTAGCTTTATTCAAGTACTAGTAGAGAATGAACAAATACTCTTTGATATCGAGAACGCTGAACGCACCTATGCTAGTGTTAGCGGTTATAGATGGAATACTAAGGGTGAAAAGGCTAAGCCTTTACATGATTGGACTTCGCACTGCTGTGATGCTTTAAGATATGCTATTTATTCGCATTCTAAAGCGTCGGCGGTAGGAATATATGCGTAAAAATCAAAAGATAGAAAATAAAATTTTGACTGTGAGCAAAATTAGCTTTATACTTTAAAAAATGTCAGATTTAAAACGGCTTCCTGTAAAATACGTTCGTGACTTTATAAAAAAAGACTATGTATACGGCACAGAATGCTTTATATGTGGAGAAAAACAAGGTTTAGAGCTACATCATTTGTATAGTATATCTGAACTTTGGAATGAATGGTTAGCTAAATATAAAATTGATTCTGATCGCCTAACGATAGAACGAGTAATGGCACTCAGAGAAGTTTTTTATGAAGAACATAAACACTTATTAGGACCAAAAAACCTATATACTCTCTGTAAGACTCATCATCTGAGACTACATAGTATTTACGGAGCCCGCTACTCTAATTGGAGATCTGAAAAAGTTAAAAGCTGGTTAGAAAGTCAAAAAGACAAATTTGGAGAACAGAATGGCAGGGCCCTTTAATTGGATAAGAGAAAAGCTAAATCCTATTCAGCCTTATCTACAAAGTCAAGAACCGCTTATCCAACCAGAAAGTAATGTAGATTACAGAGCGGCGTACGATCAAGTAGAAATTATACACCGTTGTGTAGAGATGATAGTTAACGCTGTAGCTGGAGTGCCTTTTGCAGTAGAGAATGGCCCTCAAGGCGGTCCCGTAAAGAAACTCAGCAGACTTTTAAATAGTAGACCTAATCCTTTTGAAGATAGAACTAGATTTATCCGTCGCGCGGCTTTAGATTTTATTTTAGATGGTAACGTATTCTTTTACTATGATGGTGTAGATCTTTACTTACTTCCCGCTAACGATATTGAGATAGAAACTGATTCTAAACGCTTTGTTAAGGGTTACACCTATCTAGTAGGAGGTACTGGTTCTAGTTATGATTCAGGTTTTGAGCCTTTTATTGGGTCTTCTTCTAGAAATAGAGCTCCTTCTGGAGGAGTAAAAGAGTCTACCAAGATTTACTTTGATGCTTCAGAAGTTATTCACGTCAAAGATGATAGTGATGAAAGTATTTTTAGAGGTAGAAGTCGTTTAAGAAGTTTAACAGACCTAATCAATCTATATTATGCTTTGTTAAAATTCCAAAGGCAGTTCTTTAAGAATAACGCTATTCCAGGAGTAGTTTTAACCACTGAAACAGTACTAAGCTCTAAGGTCAAAGAAAGACTGCTTCAAAGCTGGAGAAACTCTTACACCACTATTTTTGATGGTGCTAGAAATCCTGCTATATTAGATGGCGGTTTAAAGATTGATAAGTTTAGTGACGTTAATTTTCAAAGCTTAGACTTTGAAAGCAGCGTAGAGCGTCTACAGCAAGATATGGCTAAGGCACTTGGCGTACCTTATACTTTGTTAAAGAGTGGTAACAACGCTAACATATCATCAAATCAGGTTCTATTTTATGAACATACTATTATTCCTATAGTTCTTCAGTTTACTAGTGCCTTCGAACACTTTTTTAACTCAGTAAGAGTTAGACCTGATTTAGTACATATACCTGCTTTGCAGCCTGACTTAAAATCTCAAGCTCAGTATTACACTTCTTTAGTTAATGCGGGTATTATAACACCAGATGAAGCTAGACTAAAACTTAATTTTCCTGCACTTGGGAATGAATCTACTTCAAATATTCGCGTACCTCAGAATATTGCTGGAAGCGCCGTAAGTCCAGAATTGGGCGGCAGGCCGAACAAAGACGATAATAATAATGAGAGTACGACACAAACGGAGTTAAATAATGACTGATAAAAAATTTTATATCCATAGCGATAATATAGAAATTAAAGCAGCCTCGTCTAAAAAGTCTTTTAGAATTGCAGGATATGCTAATACTTCTACTAAAGATAGATCTGGAGACATTGTAACTCCAGAAGCTTGGGCAAAAGGTATTGAAAACTATAGAAAGAATCCAGTTTTACTATACCAACATGACCATTCTAAGCCTATTGGTAGAGCAGAATCTATTAGAGTAGATAAAAAAGGTATCTTTGTAGAAGGCGCAGTATCTGATGCCGCAGAAACCCTACATGGAGTACAGACTCTAATCAAAGACGGAGCTCTTAAGAGCTTTAGCGTAGGTTTTAGAGTAAAAGATGCAGACTATGATCGCACTTCTGATACTTTCTACATTAAAGACCTTGAACTACTAGAAATTAGTGTTGTTAGTGTTCCTGCTAATCAAGAATCTCTATTCAGTATTAAAAAGAGTTTTGAAGATGATGCTAGTTACGAAGAGTTTAAAAAGCAATTTATCTCTGAGGAAGAACCTGTAGTTGTAGAAGAAAAAGCTGCTGTAGAAGAAACTGCAGAAAAGTCCTTAGAAGCTGTAGAAGAAAAGTCTGTAGTAGAAGAAACTTCGGAAAAAGAGGTAGAAGAAGAGTTTGTGGAAACTGATCCTAACACTCCTATTCCTTTCTACAACATGTTAAGCGCAGAAACCGCAAGTTTAAATAATGGTGACCACGTGCGTTTAAAGGGCAATCGCTATAAAATTAAAAAAATTGCGACAGCCGAATCCCCATATTTCATATTTAAAGAGGTTGACATTAACGGGGTTTCAAGCGATAATACTATCAAGATTGATGCACAAAACCTATCTGTAGTCAATACTTGGGATCTAAATACTAAATTCGATATTTTATTAATCGAACAACAAACATCAAAGTCATTAACTGATGGAGATAGAAAAGAGATCAGAAGTCAATTTAATGATTTAGTAAAGGCATCTGAATTAGATTTATTTACTCTAAAATCTAAAACAACCACTGATCAACACCAGCAAACTCTGAATAACTTGATGAATTTAAAGAGCATGACTCTAGATTCTTGGAGTGACACCCATTATAGCTTAGCTCAGAGATTTGTTAATACTATTAAAGCTCTTATCGAACTTCCTGAAGAAGAAGATAGAAATTTCGCATTAAAAATAAACGGTTATTATACCGAAAATAAGGAGAATAAAGAGATGGCAGAACAGGACATTGGTGATACCATCACTGTTAATACACAAGCTACAGCTCCAGCAGTTGAGGAGAAAAAAGTTTCTGCTCACGTTTCTGAGCCAAGAGTAGCAGAGCTAGTCGAAAAGACTGGTGCAAAAATCATGGAACAGTCTGAGGCAAAAATCAAGGCTGGAAATGAAGACTATGAAAATGGTCGTTTAGCTGAAGAACTAGCTGAACTAAGAGGCCAAATGAAAGCTTACCGTGAGCAGATTGATTCGCTTACTACAAGCAAGATGCATTACCAAGAGAGCACTCGTAGACACTCTCAGTTCTCTCAGAAGGACCTATCTAATGCATATTTCCTATCTAAGGCTCTACGCAAGAACCCACTAGACACTAAGTACGGTTTCCGTATGAAGGACGTTGTAACTGGTGGTAGCGTTGAAGCGTTCGAAAACGCATTCAGCACTAACGTATACGAAGAAATGAGACAACAACTTGTTGTTGCTCCTCTATTCAACCGTATCGAAGTAAATGCTAAGGCATTCTCTGTTCCAGTAGCAAGCGAAGATACTGACGATGCAATCGCTCAGTTCCAGAATGGTACTTATACAACTGATACTAACAGCTCTGTACCAACTTCTAACCAGCACGTTCTAAAGAGCGTTGAGCTAACACCTCATAAGTTCATGGTTAAGACTCACATTGCAAAAGATGAAGAAGAAGATACTATTCTTCCTCTAGTAGATTTCCTACGCTCTGCTGCAACTCGTCGTCTAGCACGTTTCACTGATAAAGTACTTCTTCGTGGTACTGGTACTCTAACTGGCTTCGACGCTACTGAGTCTCTATCTGCAGGTTCTACTTCTGGAATCGGTGGTGTAGCATCTCCCATCAAGGGTATTGTTAACCACGCAGGTGCTGTAGCTGCTCTAAACCTATGGAGAGGTACTGGACTAACTGGTACTGCAGCAAATACTGCTAAGGCAAATGCTGCTACTGTTGCAAGCGCACGTGCTGCAATGGGTAAGTACGGTCTATCTCTAGGTGAAAACCTAGTACTTCTAACATCTGTAGAAGGGTATAACGCATTCGTAACTGAAAGCGATTTCCAAACTGTAGATAAGTTCGGCGCACAAGCTACTTACCTAACAGGATCTCTAGGTGCGATCTATGGCATTCCGCTATATATCTCTGAATTTATGGACACTGTTTCTAGCACTGCAAATAACCGCGTTCTAGCAACTATGCTATATAAGCCTGGATTCTTAATCGGTGAGCGTCGTGCAATGGAAGTAGAGAGCGAATATCTTCCAGAGCGTCAAGTAACTGCAATGTACATGTCTACTCGTTTCGACATGAAGGCTCTAACTACTGAGTCTAGTGCAGCTCTAAGCTCTACTTACGCATATGCTCTAAACATCCTAAGCGGAGTAAGCGGCGCATAATTAACGCTGCAATATAAAAACTGATAAGGGGATGTGGGCTCCCAGCCCCCATCCCCTTTCTTACTTAGGAGGCATAAATGCTGGTCACACTATTAGAAATAAAAGAGTTTTTAAAGATTAAGCTAGATAACGATTCAGAGGATGATAGATTATCTTCTATAAACTCTTACGTATCTAGTCTAATAGATTCTTATTGTGGTAGAGTATTAAAATCTAACACATATACAGAGTATTACAACGGCGGAGTCGCTTCAGTATTTATTAAGAACCCTCCTATTAATGCCGTATCTGAGGTTGCTTACTATAATGGTAAAACCTATCAACAACTAGGAGGCCCAGGAGCGTTTGGGCAGCAACTAGAAGTTGAAGGCGTATCTCATACGGTAAACACTATCGGTAATGCTAAGACTACTAATCGAGTAAAAAAATTTGGTACTTCTAGCTTAACATTAGATGGTAACGGCTCTTACTTATCTATTCCTTCTTCAAATGATTTTAATTTTGGAGGGGATCCTTTTACAATAGAACTATATGTAAGATCTAAAGATTTAGCAGATGCATCATTAGTATCTAGAAGTGATGATTCTTCTAATTATTGGGAGTTAGGGTATAGTAACTCTGATGGACTATATTTTAAAAGCGTAGAAGGGGGTGTTGAAACAACATTTATCTCTGGAGATACCCTAACTGCCAATACATTTACTCATGTTGCTGTAGTTAAAAGCGATTCTGATTTAAAACTATTTAAAAACGGTACTCAGAGTGGTAGCACCTTAGTATCCGCTAACTCTTTACCAACCCTTACTAGCACTCTACAGATTGGTGCTATTAATCAATCTCCTAGCAGAGATTTTAACGGTCAATTAGATGAACTACGAATTTCTTGGATAGATAGATATTCATCTAACTTTACTAGCTACATTAACCCATTGTCTTCCGACGAAGACACTAAATTATTACTTCACTTTAACGAAGGTCAAGATAAGACTTCTATTGAAGATTTCTCAAGAAAAGTAAATGACTATATATGGTATAAAGATACTGGAGAAATTACTTTTGATACAGGATTAGGCAGTGGAACACCAAAATTAGGTTTCTTCAATCCTAGAAAGTCATTAAACTATACTAATGGGGTAAAAGTTATTTATAATGGAGGATATGACTCAGTACCTGCAGATATAAAATTAGCTGCATTAGAAATGATTAAGATACTATATAAAGGTAGAGAAGGTGCTAAGACTGTGAGACTTCAAGGAGAGGATAGCACTACTCAAGATTTAAGTTTAGATGGGTTTCCCCCACAAGTACGTAGAGTTTTAAGTCTTTATAGGTTGCCGTTATAATGATATCAGCTTTAGTGTTTATTGATGATAAAACTTTTGATAGAGCTTTTTCTGCTGCTTCAAAAACCAATAAGCAAAAAAGTGCTGCACTAGGTAAGATTGGCGAAGAGATTACAAAAGGCCTATTTAAAAGCTCTAGAGAGGCTACTACTGCTAGTGGTAAAGCAGATATTGTAGACATACCTATTCAAAACATTAAGAATGTGTTAGCACAGATAGAAGGTAAAAATAGCCCTGTAATAACTAGTTTAAATGCTATGATACGAGAATCTATGGGAGTAGATGCAATAAGTATTGAAGCCAAAGCCACTGCTGGGTTCTTAGGCGGATATAGGGGTAGTCAAAGAGGTACTTTAAAAGTTACTCAAGCTACTCCTTCTATAACTAAGACTGATCCAGATTACGTCGCTAGACAGAAAACTCTAATTTTAGAACTTGTTGAGTTAGGCATGACAGGTGTTAGTACTTCTTCTATAAGTAAGATATTTGATTCTTTAAAAATAGATGTAGATGGTAGTTATACTACTGAGAATATTAGAGAGATTGAAAAACAAATATACGCTATAGTATCTAAAGAAGACATTCAAAACGCCTACACTACAATAATGTCTAATCCTGCAAAGTTTAAGAAGTTTATGGCAGGACCCTTTGGAAAACTAGTTACTGATAAAGTTAAAAACTTAACAGTACAGATAAATGCTAAAGCTCCTAACGGTAGAACGCTAAGATTCTTTCAAACTTTTATTAATCTACAGTTTAGTATTTCAGATATTGTTAGTAAGAGAGACGGCGACGCATACAAGTTTTATTTAAGTAGCGCTTTTGAAAGAAAATTAATAGCCTCTACTAGAGAAAAACTATTAGCTAATGCTGTGGGAGTCATTAACTCAAGAGTAGATAACGCTCTATCCTTTAACCTTTCAGGTAAGACGGGGCTACAACAAATTCTACAAACTACTCAAAATGTAGAGGATCTAGTTAATTCTTTATCATTTAATCAATTTGAAGTAGGTATACCTACTGGAGGTTCTATACCTCTTAACTTTGGAGTAGATGCTTCTAATCTGCTTAATACTCTAAATACACGACTTCCTAAAATATTAGCTACTAATTATAATGTAGCTAAAACTGTACAAAAAGGTAGATTCGCTTCTGCCCCTCAATTAACCTCTCTATTAAGACTTGAGGTATATTCTAGAATGAAAAAAGCAGGTAAGGCTGCCCCTCCTATTATGACTAATAGGTCTGGAAGATTTATAGAGAATTTAGAAGTAGCTCAAGTCAATTATAGAAATAACATAATTAATTATTACTCTCTACCACTTTATTACTCTTTGGAGAAATATGACTATGAGGTAACTGACCTCATAGAAGGTAGCTTAAGAGCTGTAACCCAGAAACTATACTCTCGTCAATTTAATTTAGTACGTGCTTAACTTTAAAAATTTATAATTGCCGTAATTATTTTCCTGTGTTATACTCTTATCAAGTTAGGTGAAAAAGGATGTCTCAAAGAAGAAATATAATTAAATTTTTAGTAGACAACTTACGACTTATAGACGGCACTAGGTCTCCTTTAGATTCTTATACTTTTAAAACAGATATACATGAAAATGTGTTTAGAGGTTATAAGACTATAGAAGAAATTAATGACTTTCCCTCTATTTATATTACAGCTGGTCCAGAAGTAAGACGTTACAATACTACCGGAACTACACAATCTTCGTTGTCCTTAATGCTTAGAGTATACACCTATGACGAAGAAGATAATTTAGTAAGCGAACATATAAATGATATAGTTCAAGATATTGAGCATATTATATATAACTTACCTAGAACTTACAGCGATTTAGAGATTTTAGATATAACTATTGCATCTATAAATACTGACGAAGGACTTCTAACCCCCTATGGAATTGTAGAATTACAAGTTCAAGTAAGTTATGAAGTCACCTTATAAGGAGATAAAATAAATGGCTAATTGCGGTCCTAATACACAGATTAACCTTCAGAGAAATACTGAAGTGTTCATGTCCACAATCGACCTAAACGGCGGTGGCGCATCTTCTAGCATGAATCCTCAGAACACTTGGAGGATTGAAGTGCTAGCAGGTTATGCATTCAATCAGAGTGCTACTAACCAAGACATTACAACTTTAGAATCTGGTAATACTCCAGACCGTTCAACTCAGAGATTTAACACTGCTGTTAACCCAGTTGAATGGAGCCTAAGTACTTACGTACGTCCAACTGGTATGGCTAAAACAGACGGAACTGATTCTATTACAGGTAACTCTAAGCCTGTAGCAGACTGGTTCCTGTGGCAAGCTATGCTTTCTAACACTCGTCCAGCAGCTGCTGGAGCTGAGAGCAGCGTTTGGGAAAATAACGGTATTTTCCACCTTAAGCACCGTGGCTTCTCTGACAACGCAGATATCGTTGCAGCATCTAATGCAAACGTTTCTGCCCACAGCTCTAACTTCCCACAGATGGAAGAGTATTCTCTATACTTTAAAGTTGACAACGTTGTTTACCAGGTAGGTAAGGCAGCAGTTAATGAAGCTTCTGTTGACGCAGCTATTGACTCTATCGCAACTACTAGCTGGAGCGGTTTTGGTACCAATCTATACGAACTAACTGGTACTAGCAGAAACGAAGCTATCTCTGTATTTGGAGGTACTCTAAACAATGGTACTACTGTAGCTGCTAACTCTACTATTGACGTAGGCGGAAATGCTGCTCAGCACTATCACCCATTTGGTACTGCAAACGTAGGTGGATCTTCTGCAACTGCAGACTTCATTAAGAACCGTCTAAGTTCTATTTCTGTTGTTTCTGCAGCATCTGGTAGTGCAAAGTCTTATACTTTCCCTGTTACAGGTCTAAGCTGGTCTTACAATAACAATGCTACCTACCTAACACCAGAAGAACTAGCATCTCTAAACACACCTATTGGTCAGTTTACAGGTTCTCGTACTGTAACTGGTAACTTCACTGCATATCTACGTGCAGGAGGCAATCAGTCTGCAGAATTCTTACGTGATATCGTTACCAACACAGCAACTCAAACTACAGGTGCAAGTGCAAACCTACAGATCGGTGGCACAACAGCTCCATTCTTAGCTATTAATATGCCAACTGTTCAGTTCGACTTCCCATCACATTCTATTGATGACGTAGTTGGAATCACTGTTGACTTCTTAGCACAAGAAACAGAACCAACTTGTGGTGACGAATTCACATTCTTTGTTGGCTCAACCAACTAATATAATATAAATTCATGATGAGGGGGTTCATGAATTTTAGTCTTCACTGGGAGGCAGCTATTCTTAACAAGCAACAAACACCCCCTCAATTGTTGTAAGTTAGATCGAATAGCTGCCTCTTCTTAATTATCATAGAGGGGATAATAAACTATGAGTATGATTAAAAACTTAATGATTAGTGATAAAATCATTGAAGTAGAATTTCCAGATAGCAACGGTTTCTTTGTAAATCTTGCATATCTATCTAGAGACAAACTAGTAAAAATCCGTAACCGTTCTTTAGTTGTTAAATTCAATAAGCGTTCTCGTCAGCGCGAAGAAGAAGTTGATAACGAAAAGTTCCTAGAAGAATATTCAAGAGAAGTTATTAAAGGCTGGAGAGGCTTGACGATTCGTGAACTAGCACGTATCATGCCAATCGAGACAAATGGGGCAAACTTAGATCAACAAGTTCCTTATACAGAAGAAGATGCGCTAGCACTTCTACAGGGTTCGCCAATTTTTGATCAGTTTGTTACAGATTGTATGAATGACTTCGAGCTATTTGAGCGCGAAAAAGCGGACGCCCAAGTAAAAAACTAAATAGATTCATATCAGAAAGTCTACAGAGCGGCGGAGTTACCAAAGATCAATACTTTCTGATGTGCGAACTAATGGGGACAGAACCTAATCCAGAAGAGATCCCTTTAGAGTACAGTGATTTAGACTATGAGTGCCAGTTAGCCCTTAAAGTTTTTAATCTTTTACCTGATAATATTGAAGGTATGGGCGGTACTTGGTTAGGAAAAGACTTTGCTGGGTTAGGTACTTTAATAGATATATACGAAATAGACGATAAACAACAGTTTATGGAGTTATTAACCGTCTTAATTACTGCTACAGCAGAGCATCATAGACGGCAACAAAAACAACAAAATTCTAAAAAATCAAAAGGTAGAAGATGATTGGCGAGAAATGTTACTACTAATGTTGGTGTCAACGTTAAAACTAATGGTGCTAAAAGAGCAGCATCAGAAGTTGGAGCAGTTGGAGCAGCTCTACGTAAGCTAGGCAATAATGCAGAGACTACTACAGAGAGCACTACAAAGCTTACTCGTACACAAACAAGATTAGGACAAGCCTCTGCTTCTACTGGAAGACAGTTCAGCTCTCAAGCTGCAGGACTTGGTGGTTTAGTTGGTGCCTATGCAGGCGCCGCTGCCACCATTTTTGCTTTGCAGCAAGCATTTTCTGCACTAAACCGTGCCGCACAAGCTGAAACAATTATTCGTGGTACTCAAACTCTAGCCGCTCAGATTGGTGAGAGTGGTAACAAGATTATTTCTTCGCTACAAGGAATCACTGAGGGTCAGCTATCTATGGTTGAAGCAGCAGAAAAAGCCAACATGGCCCTAGCTTCTGGCTTTAATACCAGTCAGATAGAACGCTTAACTAATGTAGCATTAAAAGCTTCTCGTGCCTTGGGTAGAAATCTTAACGAAGCTTTTGAACGTCTAGTACGTGGTTCTGCAAAACTAGAACCAGAACTTTTAGACGAACTTGGTATTTTTACTAGACTAGACCCTGCAGTAGAAGCATATGCTAAACAACTTGGAAAAGCTGCTAAAGATTTAACACAATTTGAACGTCGTCAAGCATTCGTTAATGCTGTTATTGAAGAAGGTGAGCGCAAGTTTAGCGCTATTGATACTACTGCGCCTTCTGCACAAAAATCCCTTGAACAATTATCAACTACTATCTCTGACCTAGGAACCAAGTTTGGTATTCTCCTAGCTAATGCTCTTGTGCCTGTTGCAAATTTCTTTACTGAAGATTTATCACTAGCTATTTCTGCATTTGCGTTAATAGTGAGACAAGTAGGGGCTGTTGCCTTTACACAAATTGGTGAGGCAGCAACAAGAGCTGGGGCAAATTTAAATGCTTGGGCGGCAACAACTCTATCAACAACTGCATCTAATCAAAGAGCTCAAGCTTCTATTAATGCTATGAATGAAGCCCTAACTGAGTTAGGACGTACTTATGCTCGTGGAAGCTTAGGAGACGTAAATCAAGCTAATGCTATGTTTACTCAGATGAGAGAAGGTACTATTACTGTAACTCAACTGAAAGATGCTCAAAGAGTGCTAGAGCAACAAATTAAAAACTCTAATTCTGCAATTGATCAAAATACTCAAGAACTTGCACGCCTAGAGTCTCAAGGTAAGCAGAACACTAAGCTATACGCTCAACTTAACCGTAGCATCACTCAAGCAAAAGCTGACCTTGTTCAATACGACAATGCTCTTATAGCAGTTACTGCGGCGCAGGAAACACAAACCAAAACCACTCTTGCAGGCGCAAGAGCTTTAACATTCTTTAATGCAGCAGCTAGAGTTACTGCAGCAACTTTAGGCTTATTAATGAGAGCCTTTAATATATTCTTACTACTTGCTTCTTTTGGTCCTATCATATTAAAGCTAGTAGGACAAGTAGAAATACTAAATGGTATAGTAGAAAATGTTACTAGGGCATTTAATGATTATAAGTTATCTATCGATTCTGTAAGAACAGGCGTAGCTACTATAGCTAGTGACGCTAACATAGATAAAATCACAGAAAAATTTAGAACTCTTGGATTAGCCGCAGAAGAAGCTGCTAAGAACCAACAAAACGCTATTGAGATATTAAATAAACTAGCTGAAGAGGCTGCAGCACCTGGTCTGATAGAAGCTACTTTAAATATTCTTCCTGGCTTTGGTACTGCACTTAAAGAAGCTATCTTTGGTGTACCAGGTCAAGATAATATAAATCTACAAGTATTAGAAGGTTTAGATTCTAAAATTCAAGAGCTTCAAAGCACTCTTGCATCTTCTAACTTAAATCCTGCAGAAGCTCTTAATTTAAGACAAACTTTAGAATCTCTAGAGGCTATGAGAGATGCTTTTGGTGATACTAATTTTAGAGTTAGAGAGTTTGCAGGTATACTTGCTAGTTTAACAGGGCTACAAGCATCAAATATCCTAGATACTTTAACAGAGTCTTCTGATCAGTTAGCAGTAAGTATAAATGGGGTTGTAGTAGCTACTAGAGATAATCTAGGGCAATCTTTTGCTATAGCCAATCAAAATGCGGCTGAGCTTATTACTCAGTTTGTAGGTTTCAGCAGTGTTATAAGTAATGCTAATGACGCACTAGCTACTATAGGCACTCCTACTAAAGAGCTTATAGCTATTGGAGAACAGCTAACTAACTCTCAGTCTAATTTAAATAATGTAATAGCAGAAACTAGAGCTAGAGTAGCTGATTACTACGAAGTAATTCGTCAAGAAGACGCTACTGCTAGAGCAGCTCTTGCCCGCGGGGATAGAGAGGCAGCTAAAGCAGCTATGACTAGATCTGTACTAGCTACTCTAGAAAGAGATAGACTAGTAGAAACTTTAAGAGGTGTTAGTGCTGTTACTAGACGTGAAAATGAACGTTTAGAAGAAATAAAAAAGATAACAGATGAATTAGCTAAACAAGAAGTTCTATATGATAACATCTTAAAGAAGTTCTCTTCTCAGCTTGAAGCTTTTAAAGGGGCTGATTTATCTGGCGAATTTAGTTTTGGCGCAGATGGCATTAAGATAGCATCTAATGAGTTTGAAAGACTTAACAATCAACTTGCCTCTTTAAGAAGTAAAGTATCTGAGTATGGAGCTACTACAGAGGCAGAGTTTGCCAATCTAGGTGCTAGACTTCAAGCAGAACTTGGAGATAGAGTAACTCTTGCTACAGGAGAAATTGTAGAAGGCTTTAATGCCTCAAAAGAAACTGTCGTACAATTTATTCAACGTATTGAAGGTGCAAAAATTGCTAACCAGCAACTTGCAGGAGAAGTAGCCAAGGTACTTGCGAATGAGCAACTTCTAAAAACAGAAGCTGAAATAGTACTAGGCACATTTATTCAACAACTACCAGCTCTTAGAGCCTTGGCAACAGAAGCAGAGAGATTTGCTAGACAGCAACAAGTTAGCCAGCTTACCGCTTTAGGAGAGAACAGAATCTCTACCCTTCAGCAAGAGCTAAAGTCTACTCAAACTGCAGTTCAGCTAAGAAGAGAAGAGTCTGATCTACAGAGAAGACTAAATCAAGCTAGATTAAGCACTATCAATGCTCAAAGACAAGGAGCCGTAGAGCAACTACGTGCTCAAGATCAACTATTAAACTCCCAAAAAGAACAACTTCAAATTCAACAAGAAATTGCTGAGTTAAAAATTACTGCTGCCCAAAATGAAAAAGAGGCGGCTAAATCTCTATTAGAAATTGGTAAGTCTGGTATTGAAGCATCTTCTCTATTTGGAGACGATTTTAAAGAGATTATTGGTGTTATTGCTGATCTAGGTGCTATGAATCTAGATATTGGCATAGCCGAAGATGAGCTAACTAAAAAACAATTAAAGATTGAAAATCTTGATCAACTAGCTGCTATAGAGCAACAAAGTATTGAGAATAGAAGACAAATTGCTGCCATTGAACATGAGCAGCGTCTAGCTGCGCTTGAGCAAGAAATAGTTAATATTGAATATCAATTTGAAAAAGATATGGAAGTATTAGCGGATCGCGCAGCACAAATTGATACTGAGCGCCAGATTTTAGAAATTAGAAAGACTATTGCAGATGCTCAAATGGCTTTAGAGCAAGAGAATCTAAAGACTGAAATACAGCTAATGCAAGCAAGAATAGAAGAAGCAAATAGGCTAATTCTAGGTATGCAAGAGTTTATTGCTAACTATCAAAGTCAGAATATTAATTTTATTGGCGATCTAGATGTAACCCAGCAAAAACTAATTGATGCACTAGAGGCTGCTGCTGCTACTATAGCTGCCGCTGCTGCAAATGGTGGTGGCGCTGCTGGTGCAGCTAGAGGTGCAACAAGAGGCGGAGCAGCCGCTGCTGGGTCTGATGCTCCTAGTTATGGCGCTAATCAAAGCCGTGCACCTGTTGGATATGGTGCGGGTGCTATAGATCCACGTTTAGCAGCTGCGGCCGCTAGCAGAACACCTCTGCCCGTTACAATAGATAACCCGCAAGATATATCTGATAGAGTATCCACTGGAGTTTCTAGTGGCTTTTCTGACGGAGTAGCAGACTTTATAAAAACTTTTGAAGGATTCTCTAATAGAGCTTATCCAGATCAACGTCAATACGCTATTGGCTATGGAACTAAAGCTAATAGTCCTGACGAGGTTATAACTGAGGCAGAAGCTTCAGCTCGCTTTAGTGCTGAGCTAAGTAGATTCACAGGTGCTGTCGAAGATATTAGCAGCAAATATGGGTATAACTGGAATGAATCTCAAAAAACAGCTCTAACAAGTTTTGCATATAATCTAGGGGAAGGCGCATTAGAGCAGTTAACTGCTCAGGGTACTAGAAATAACCAGCAAATTGCTGAGGCTATGTTACTGTACACTAACGTTGCTTCTGATAATCAAAGAATTGAAGCTTCTTTAGCAAATCGTCGTAGACAAGAACAGGAAGTTTTCTTATCAGGACTAGATAATTTTGCCGATAGATTAGAGAATACTCCTACTCCAGCAGCTGGGGGACTAGACCTAAGTAAGAGCACAAATGATATAAATAGGCTAGCTGAAGGTGTTGATGATTATTACACTACCATTAAGAATGGTAACGATGCAGTTTATAACTCTCAATTAGCAACTTTAGATGCTCAAGAGTCTTCATTAGAGAGACAACGTGAGCTGCGCACAGATATAAATAGAGAAGAAGTTTCGGGCGCTAGAGCTGCTCTAGATGCGGCTAGGGCCGCTGGTAATGTAAGTGAGTCTTATTGGGATCAAGAGTCTCAAAATGCTTCTGCCAGAGCAAGACGTGACAAGATGGCTGCACAAGAAGAAGAGCGTCAAGCCGAACGTCAGCTTAAACTGCTAAAACTAAGAGAAGCTCAGGCCACTTTCCAAGGTCTTTCTAAGTTTGGGGGATTCTTAGAGTCAATTACTACTACAAAAGCAAAAGATGCTTTAACTAAAGCAGAAGAAGAGTATAACTCTGCTATGGAGAAACGCTCTGCTGAGCTTGAAAAGCTAAAGACTATTAGAGAAAAAGAGAATGATGTTCTTTCTCGTAGTATGGAGCTTATGGATAAGCGCAGAGAAATAGAACAAAAGTATATAGAAACTGTTGGACTAGGTATTGAAGGCGCTAATGCTTACTATGACTTACAAAGAGAATACTTAGATAATATAAACCAAGCTGCAGCACAATCTGCTGACTACGGTACTTTAGCTAGAGAACGTACTTTACAGACCCTACAACTAAGTATGGCTGAGATGGAAGTAGTGGCAGCAGATAGAGCACGTACAGAAGCTGAAGCAAAGCTGAACAATAGTATCATCAAGACTATAGGCTCTATTGGCGGTTTTATTAGAAAGCTAGGCGAGTTTGGTAATGCCCTAATCAGTATAGGATCTTTAGTTAGTGGATTAACTGCTGCCTCTGGTCAAGGTGGTATTTTTGGTAACATCTTAAAAGGATTTGGACTAGACTTCAAAGCTCTTAAGAGTCTGCCTAAGATGATAGCTAATGCTATTGCAATACCTTTCCAGCTTAATGCAGGAAAGAGCGCAGAAACAGCTGCTAAGACTGCAGAAGCTGCAACTTCTGTGACAAACACTGTAAAAGGTCTTTCTGGCTTAGCTCAAACTCTATCTACTGGGTTTAGTCTTGGTATCGCAAGCGTAGGCATAGCACAAAAAATAGGTATTTTAGGGGATCAACCTACTACTGCTAACTATGTTGGTGGAGCTCTTGGCGGTATTTTAGGTACCTACATTGGGGGTCTGGTGGCTGGAGCCATTGCAGGCTCTTCTTTTGGCGCGGCTTTAGGATGGGCTCTTGGACCTATAGGTGGATTACTTGGCGGCTTACTAGGCAGTTTCCTAGGAGATTTATTTGCACGTACTAAGACTAGCGTTGGTAGTGTAAACCTTCAAACAGGTGCTGTTTCTAGTTCTGGTGAAAAAGGCGGAGAGCTAGCTCCTCTAGCAAAATCTGCAAATGCGATAAATGATTTAATAGAAGATATTATTGGTGCGGGCACTCGTGCAAGCAACTTCCAAGCTGTATTTTCTCGTAAAGGTTCTAAAGTAAAACAAAAAGAACTACAAATTACTGTAGCTGGAGAGACATTTACTAAGCAAATTTCTGATGATGCAGAACAGCTAGGTAAAGATATGTTCGAGCTAATCGTAAAAGGCTTTACTAGTGTAGGTAACGCTGATGTTAGACTTGCCATTAGCCGTTTAGACTTTGATAGAGCCGTAGAAGATAACTTAAAGGCCATTGACTTTGCTGCAGGATTTAGAGGTGTTATCAATAACCTACAATCTAGATTAACAGGTTCTTTCGTAACAATAGCGGAAGAAGTAGAGTTAATAGCTGCTGCTGCGGCTCAAAACTTAGATCAATTAACTGGCGGACTAATGCGCAACTTCAGGGACTTAAGAACTGAGGCTGAGCAAGTATTTGGGGAAACCTCTTCTCAAGTAAAAGAGCTAGATGACTCTGTGCAAAAGGCTCTGCTAACTGTTGCAGGCATCACAGTTAGTGCTGGAGGCGTAGTAAGACTTATTGAAAAGCAATCTGCATCTCTAAACAACATGGCTCTTATTTTCGCACAAACCGAAGGTGAGATGCTAGGCTTTAAAGACGCTCTAGTAGAAACTGGTATGAGCGCTGCTCAAGCAGATAGAATTCTAAGAGAAGCCGCAGATCTAAAGATGCTAAAGATCGCAGAAGATTTCTATCAAGCTGTAAGTCGTGCCACCGAAGTGGCAAAAGGTATAGATCCTTCTGTATATGAAAACATTGAAAAGATTCTAAACTATCAAAAAGATATAGTTAGAGATGCCCAAACTATTCAAAACAAGTTCCCTTCTAAGTTCTCAGATGCAGTAGCAAAAGCTGAAGAGCTCGCACTTATTCAACGTCTACGCCTAGTAGCCGAAGGAACTGATGAACAACTGAAGGCTATCAGACTTCTTACTAGCGTGACTGGTGAGTTTGCAGATGCAACAGTACAAGCTGCTGTACAAGCCGAGATCGCATCTCGTACGCTACTAGCAGCCTTTAATACTTCAGAAATACAAAAGTCTGCTAGACGTTCTGAGGCTCGCCTAGCCTTTAACTATGCGTCTGTAGGCCTAGCTACTGGCGGTATGGTTTCTGGCAGTGGGGCACAACAAAATAAAGATTCTGTACCAGCAATGCTAATGCCAGGTGAATTTGTTCTTAACAAAGAATCAGCCCAGAAAATTGGGTATGATACTCTATTTGCTCTAAACTCTGGTAACTTCGTACAGATGGCTGCTGGCGGTGCAGTACAGACTGGGTTAACCGGAGGTACTACTGCTACTCTAAGTAGTGCTCGTTCTGATTTTGCAGCATATGAAATAGATGCAAACACAGCCTTCATCTCTTTTGCCGAAGCAGCTAATATTCTAACAGATGCTAATGAAGATCTGTATGATTCTTACCTAAATATATTTAAATCTATTAACTCTAACCTAGTACCCGCTCTTCAGTTTGTGCAAGATCAACTAGCTGAAGGAAATGTGTTACAAGCTAGAGCTACTTTTGAGTACGCTACTAATGTGCGTGCAGCAGTAAGTTCTACTGATGCACTAAATCAAATTGTAGCAGAAAGCAGAACCCAAGAAGCACTACGTGCAGCAGGCTTAATAGCTTCTATAGATGAAATAGATAATTTTGTAAAAGCATCTGATGCTTTCTACCTAGCTGTTCAGCAACCTCAAGACTATTTAATTCAGTCTCAAGGTCTGTATAAAAAGCTATACGCTGCTACTAATGAGCTAAATAAACTCCTAGCTCAAGGTACTATTTCTACAGATGAATATAACAGCGCAATTGACTCTTTAAATAATGCTTATAACGATTCTATTGAGCTTGTAAAAGAATACAACGACTTCTTTATTGATTTAAATGATAGCCTAGATAATACTGGTGCTCTATCGGCAGTTAGAGAGACTGTAAACATGTATGTTAGCAGTCTTGATAAAATTAATTATGCAGTAGAGGATGGAGTTATTAGCACTAGAGAAGCTAGCGATAAAACTATAGAACTTAATAGACTCTATAACCAAAAGCGTTTAGAACTAGTTCAAAGTGCGAACGAAGAACAGTTAAAAGTTCTTAGAGATGCAGCTAACACTGCAGAAGACTACGGTGCAGGTGTTGCTACCATAGTAGACTTTACTTATCAGGCAGGCGCTGCTATGGAGCTTGTTGCTAGACAGCTACAAGCTGCTAGTGTTAGCTTTAGTAAGTTCGAAGTATCTCTAGTAGACTTTTATAACTCTACTCTACAAACTTCAACTGGATTTGGTTCTAGAATGACTAAATCTGTTGAGTCTATTTTCTTAGAAGCAGGCATGGAGTTTGATGATGCTCTAGGAACTTTCTATGGTTCTGTTGGTAATTTTGCTGTTGCAGCACAACAAGGATTAATAGGTTTAGGTAATTTAGAACAAGCTATTAATGAGCTAAACTATCAACTTATACAGAGTGAAGAAATTGATATTGAGACATACCAAACAGGTATCTCTATACTACAAACTTCATTTATGGACTTTATTAGCACTTTCCAAGAGATGCGTGGCGCCCTAGACACTACTAAAGACTCTATGGAAAGCTTCCGCTCTTCTCTACTTGACTCTTTCAACACTATTCAAGAAGATATTACTGGTATTGTAGAAGGAATGGTATCTAACTATCGTTCTAATTTTGAGAACTTAAAAGGTCTATTCGACTCTGCAGTTTCTCAGCAGGCAAGTGCGGAAGAAGAACTATATAATACTCTATTTGATGCTCAAAAAGCTTTTGCAGCTGCTGGGGGTAATCTATCGGGTCACGTAGATAGAATTAATGACATTGTTGCAGGCCTTGATCCACAATATACTGGATATGCTGGACTTGATCAATATTTAGTTGACCTAAAGAACGATATAGTTGCAGGTACTGCAGAAATAGGTAATATTGATACTAAGATACCTCTAGCTACCTTAAAAGATAACTTAGCCCAAGAACTTGCTAGCTTAACTGCTCTGCAAGCACTACCTGATTCTGCCGACAAGTTTGTTAGAATCAGTAGAGCTCTATCCAGAATTACAGACCTAGAGAGCCAAATTGCATCTTCAACTGATGCCGTAGACAACTTAAAAGAAGCTGCATTACAGCTAGTTGGTGTTGAGAAGGAGCTTAACCTTAATAATACTACTGCGGGATTAACAAATGTTGATCTTACTTTAACTGAGATTCAAGAAGATTTAGTAAAGAGAGCAGTAGACGCTCGTGCAGCATATAATGATGCCAATGCAGTTCTAGATGGTTATAATGCGGCTCTTGCTACTAATACTGTATTTATAAAAGGTCTAGCAGATGTAGTACCTAGCGTATCTGAGAACATTGCTAACTTTACTAGCCGACTTTCTGATGCAAGTGCAGAGTTCTTAAACGTACAAACTGCTATCTCTAATGTAACTGCTGCAGGATTAACCCAAGCACTAGACAATATTGTTTTTAACACTGACGCATATAATATTGATGTGCAACCTTTCTCTGACTCAAGTAAAGTACTAGCAGAGCTAACCACAGCTATATCAGAGTATCAAAATATTCTTAATGCAAAAGCTGCATATGAAGCTCTGTATGGTGCTTTAGATATCACAGCAGCCACTCTGCCTATAGACGAGTTTAACGAACTAAATGCTGAATTAGTATCTCTAGAGTCCCAGCTACTTGCTGTAGCTAGAAATATGGATCCCACTATCACTAACCTAGATACTCTAGACTCGGTATTTAGAACTTTTGTGTTAGATGCTATCTCATTATTAGAAACACCTATTCAATTAGATATTGCTGAGCCTAGAGGTACTAGTGCCCTAGCTAACTATACTGTAGCTACTAATACTAATCCTGCTAATGCAGTAGGTTTTGGTACTAGTGCTACTAACTCTATTTTACAGGCTATCTTAACTCAAGGTTTAGGGGTTCAGTCTCCTGGTTACCTATACTATACTAATCTATATCTAGAAGATATTAGATCTATTCTTTCTGAAATGCTAATTGTTAGCGGCGGAGTAGTTCCTGCTCTTAATGATATTGCAGCACCTATTGCTTCTGCAACAACCAGTACCACAACTGGAGGTACTATGTATGCAGGACCAATGATGAATAACCTAAGTGGGCTAACTGGACAGTTATTCTCTGTAACTGAACCTATTGCCATGCCTGCTGATTACTTCTACATTATCGTTCCTCAAGTAATTAAGCTTCAAGACATTATTGAAGTTATTGATAACGAGATTGCTCTAAATGACCTTATCACTATTGTTAAGGAAGAGAGCAGTATTGATATGTGGATGAACGTAGCACAAAGAGCTACTTCTTTTGAAGAATGGTTTACTATATCTGCACTGGATAGAACTATTGAAGACTTCTATAATATTATCAAGCTAGACAAGAGCTTTGATGATTTTATCAATATTGTTAAGCAGGATATGGACTACAGAATGTGGTTCCACCAGCCAACACCTATGCCTACTAACTACTTAAAATGGTTTATTCCTACTCAGGAAGAAACCAGTTGGGGTGCCTGGTTTGCTCCTCCTACTCTAACTGAAACTGGATTTGCTGATTGGTTCTCTTGGCCTCCAACTACTAAGTGGGATACTGACGCCTATGATTGGTTCACTCTAGAGCCTAAAGATATTCGCTATATCGATTTCTTCAATGTTTCTCAGACTCTAGACATTAATGAGTTTATAGCTCCTACTGCTATCAATGGTTCAGATCTATTTAACATCAATACTAGCGCAACTACTTTTGATGAGTGGTTCTATGTAGCTCCTCTAGCCGCCCTTACCTTTAATGACTTCTTTATGGGTATTTCTAAAGGTATGACTGCTTTTGCAGACTGGTTTACTGTTGACTCTCCTAAACTTATTCAGCCTAATGAGTTATATGTAGTTGATAAGCCTATTACTCTAGGTGCTAAGGCATTCTATAACTTAATCCCTGATGATATTTCAGGCTCTGAGATATATAATCTTGCAGCTCCTCTATCTGTCGCTGCAGATGAACTAGTCAAGATCAATGAAATGACTAGAATACCTGTAAACTATACAGAAGTATTTGATCCTCAAACTGTTAGACTTCATTTAACAGATATGTTTGACAACTATACAGTAAATGGTGGTTTTGAGTTTACTAAAGCTACTATTGATAGTTCTCAACTATTTGATGTGCAAAACTTCAATAATTACGGATTTAAAACTAAGCTGCTACTAAGCGCTCCAGACATTTTTGAAGGTGTAGATGATAATGGTGTATGGAGTCTAAGTGACAGAGAAAAGATTAGAGTGACAGCTAATACTTTCTTTAACTTTGATCCATTAGATAATCCATTTGACTACTTCTTTAATAAGAACAAGGTAGATACTAATTTCTATCAATGGTTTGACGTACCAGGTAAGATTAATATCTCAAACGTATTTGAGGTATTTGATCCTATTCCTCTAGACCTTCTAAATGTATTTGATATTTCTAACACTAGAGAGGCTCTAGCGCCTAGCCAAGTGTTCACTATATCCCCAAACCCAACAGTGGTGCAGGCTTCTCAAGTATTTGATATCGGTGCTAAGTATGTAGTAAATGGTAATGAAGTATTTACCTTCCAGCCTTACAAGATTCTAGCTAGCGAAGTTATTGACTTTAGCTATATTAAAACTAATCCTTATCTATTAGTAGCTGCAGATGTCCTTGATGTAGTTAATAAGCTACAACTTGATTTCAATGAGTACATTGAGATCACATCTAAAGCTATGTACAAAGCTAATGAGCTAATACAAGTAGATAAGAGCACTTTCTACGGAGCAGACTTACTAAATATAATTGCTACTGATTATCTATCCGAAGAAGTGTTTACTATTTCTAGCCCAACTGCCTTACCAGGATCTTCATTCTACTCTATAAGTGCGCCTACTGCCCTACCAGCCTCTACATTTATTGGAGTAGATCAGAACAGAAAGATTCAGTATCAGTTCAGTGACGTATTTGCACCGTTAACAAAACAACTAAGTCTTGGAGACATATTCCAAAACTATAGTACTGGTAGTGGATTTACTTGGGTTAAGTATACTCTAGCAGTTGAAGATGTTATTGATCTTACTGTGCTAACTACTTCTGGGTTAAGAGATAAGGTGACTCTATCGGTAGAAGATTTAGTAGAGAACTTCAGTAGTGGTACTTTCCAGTTAACTAATAGAGGCGATATAGACTATAATTCTCTATTTAATCCAATTAAGAAGCTAGACAGCAACTACTATACATGGTTTAGCGCAACTAAGCTATTTACTACTTTTGCTGATTGGTTCTATATGGGAGACGCTTCTAAGTTAGATTTAAATATGCTAGTAAACAACACTGTTCCGCTAGACTATAGAAACGTATTTAATTTTAGTAATGCTACCGCTATCAAACCTGCTAACTGGGATCAAGCATTAAACTTTGACGCAGCCACTAAAATAAAAGTTAGATCTGCTGATGCCTTCTTGATTGAGGCTTCTGTTTATGATGCAGCTCAGTTCATTGAATTTGATCAGTGGAAGGTTACTGTGTCTGATCTTCTAGATGCAAGCTATGTTCGTGCAAATCCAGCAAAATTTGGAGCAGATGAACTTATATTTGTTACAGAGGTATTAAAGAAGCCTGTATCAGAACTTCTATCAATAACTGATAAAATAAATGTAGATGTTAATAGCTTAGTGAATCCAGTTCCTTCTAACATAGTAGGTAGTGCACTATTTAGTCCTACTGCAACTTCCTTAACAGGGGATAGATTCTTTAAGCCTACTCAATCTGCTCTAGCAGGTTCTGCTTTCTTTACACCTATTGCAACTGCGATTAACGCTAATGACCTATTTATTATTTCAGAAAAGGTTCCAATAGACGTAACAGCTACATTTAAATCAGACTTTATGGAAATGGTAAATGCTATTAAGGCTCTTGAAGCAAACGCTATACCATATCTACAAAGAATGGATGATAATCTTAAGAGCCAGCCTGTAGACTCTGCAGTAGCTTTTTATAATCAAATTTGGAAGTACTATCAAGATACTTTCTTAGCTGGTTACTATAATCAGTGGACCCCAAAGATTGCCAAACTAGCTGATATTGCTATGTCTGTTGCTACTATGGTAGAAATAGTAAAAGAAATGCGTGATACTCTCAACGCTCTTTGGGATTGGACTATAAACACCTATGATCCAAAAGTAGATGCTATTATTACTCTACTAACAGAAGCTAATGCTAAAACAGATGCACTTAATAATTGGCTAAGTGCTATCGAAACAACTGCTAACTCTATTGAGAGTTTAACAGTAACCGCAAATGGTAAGATAGACACAACTAATAGCTGGTTAAACGCTATTGAAACTACTGCTAACTCAATTGAGAGCTTAACTGTAGCAGCCAACGCTAAGACAGATACTTCTAATACTCTACTAAGAGAGATTAGAGATCTCCAACCAGAAGCAGGCATCTTCAACGAGATGAAAGGTCTTCTAGACAGTATTGATCTTACTCTATTTGGAATTAAAGTAGGTACTGATTATATCGATGACGTTGAGAAGGTTCTTCGTGAATCTATCTATCTACGCGCATTCAAAGACCTAATTAACGTTAACAAGTATAGATATATCTATAGTGGGGCATCTGCTGTAACAGTTCCAGGATTTAAGACTGGTGGTTTAGTAGAAGGTCCAGGTACAGGTACAAGTGACTCTATTCCTGCTCGCCTATCGGATGGAGAATTTGTACTAACTGCGAGCACTGTTGCTAACCTAGGTACCGATTTCTTAAATGCACTTAATCAGACAGGTGATCTCAATAGTGCTCTACGTTCTTTCGGTATCAAAGGTGATAGTCAGGTAGCGCATATTAATGACGCAGAAGCAGCCCTACTAAAGTCTCTTGGCGGTTCTGGCTCTGTAAACACTATGACAGGCCTAAAGCAGTTCTTCTTTGACGGAAGACCTAATCAGGCGAGTACAGCTGCGCAGAATACTATTACTGATTCTCAAGCAGGATATACTAACGTATTTAGTAAGAGCGATGGTTATCCTCAGTGGCTATATAGCAACAATGCTTCTAGCTATACAAACGGCTACAATGCAAATAGCACTGTTGGATATGCTATCTCAGCCTTAATTAGAGGTGCAAGCTATGCAAAAGGTAAGGGACTAATCTATGAGCATAAGAACTGGCACAGAATTGGTGATTACTATTGGGGTGCTCGTTCTACTAACCCTAGCAATTATTCTGAATTTGGATATGACTGGAATGATTGGAATAGTAGTATTGATGCTACTTCTTGGATGGGTAACCCTTCTAGTCTACAAGGTACTTATGGAAGAAATGATTGGGACACTCTAGCTTCCCGTATTTGGAGCACTTGGGGTGTTAACAATAGCACAATTACCCCAGAGGGTCGTGCACTAGCACAGCAGTTTAGTATTCCTGGTTACGCAGAGGGAGGTTATATCTCTGGAGAGGGTAGTAATATCAGCGACTCTATGCTAGCTAGATTGTCTGACGGAGAGTACGTATTTAGAAATTCTTCTGTTGACAATCTGGGGGTTCCTACCTTAGACTATATGAATAGAACTGGGGAGCTGCCACGAGGCGACACCACTGTAGAAATAAATATCACAAATAATGGTCAACCTGTAGATGTTGAGGGCGATCCTCAAGTAAGATTTGACGGTGAAAAGATTGTGGTAGATGTCGTTCTTAAAGACCTTAGAACTAATGGTCCGATCAAGAGAACACTGAAAAAAATTAAGTAAGGAAAATAATGGCTACTTATCCAGATAATGCTAGTATGACTGATAGATTGCCAGACAGAGGCTTTCAGATATCCACAAGAACTAATATGAATACTTTTAGTTCTATAAATGGGTATGAGCGAAGAAAACTGCGCTCAAGAAGGCTTTTGCGCACCTATACTTTTAGCTACACTAGTATTGATGAAACTCGTATGAATAATATTGAGTCTTTCTTTAACGCTAGAGGAGGTAATTTTGAGTCTTTTTCTTTAGACTTAACTCATTTTGGTCTTACTGGGTCTACTGTAGTTAAATTTGAAGGAGATTTAGTCCGAGAGCACGTAGTAGACGGTAATAATAATTCTTGGTATAATGTATCTTTAGTAATGGTAGAGGTATAATGTCATCTAGATTTTATGACTATATAGTACAAGTTGCTAACACTAATACTTTCGTAGCCAGCAATTCTTTGTTCGGGGCTAACTCAAATGCTTTTGCAGAAATAGTAGCTGTTGACGGCTCTAACTTAAAAGTAAAAGTAGCTAATATTTCTCACTACTTTGAAATTGGTGAGACTGTTCAGTCTAAGCGTACAGACATAAATGTATTTTCTACCAGTGTTACATATTCTAGTACAGGTATAGTAGTAGATGGCAATACTTATGCTATAGACGGAAGTACTAATACCTTTGCTCTACCTATTAGCGCAGACTACAAACATGAGATTCAAATTTACGCAAATAATATTATCGTATCACAAGATCAATACGAGTTTCCAAGTCTTACTTTAAATGATAGAGGAATAGACTTTAATAATATAGCTATATTTATCACTCCTATTAGTAATGATCAAATATCTATATATGGTGAGTCTGCTTACCCTCCTGCTGGACTAGACTCTCTAAAGGTTGAGGTGTCTCGAGGTTTAAAAGAAAGTTACTATTTTGTAGCTGCTAATACTCCTACTACTCAGAGCATACTAGCATCAGATATTGTTGTAGACGTTAGACCTTCTAATTATATCCTTACTAACAACTCTTTTGAACAAGAACCTATCGTAAGACTTTATACTATATATTATCCTGGAGAATGGTACCCTCCTAATGCTAATGGTAATCCATCAGGAGATGGAGTAGGGTATACTTGGCCTTACCCATTTCCTCTTAGATATGCAGAAGTGTTTGGGGATGATTTTAATATTCCAGACTACTCAATTGAGCATGAAGGCAATAGATATAAAGCGTTTCCTATAAACTATCCTGGTATTTCTATATCTTCTGATGGTAGTATAGGAGAAATTAGCTTAGAACTAGCTAACACAGACTATTACTTCTCTACTCTAGTTGAGAATCCGTATATACTAGGATTTAATAATACTTCTGCGGTTAGCGCTACGGTTAACGGAGAACTAGTCTCAAATATTGACCCTAGAACTGTACCAGGAAATCCTGCTTATGACGCAAACGTAGTTACAGCACTAGGCCAAGTTAATTCTGCTTTTAGCTTTGATAGTACTCGCTCTCTAGGCGAAGAGTGGATTTCTTTAGTAAAAGACAGTAGAGATCTACTAGGTGCAGTAGTTGAGATAAAATCTATTTATGCTAACCATTTAGAGTACTGGCCTGAGTACTCTTTATTATCTACTATACAAGGAAACGTACTAACTGTCACTGATACTTCTCCCTATAGAGTAGGTGACTCTATACAAAGTAATAATGGAACTGTAGCTGGATCTGTAGTTTTTATCTCTAACAATAATATAATAGTGGATTCTGCCTCTGTAAGTGGTATTACTTCCGGTGATAAGATATACATAAGAAATGCTAATTATGATCCTTATGCTTATTTAGATCATAAATTTATTGTCTCTAAAATGATTAGCTATGATGAGACTAAAGTCGTATTTAACTTATCTGAAAGAACTTCACAAATAAATAAAGAGCTTCCTAGGAGAAAGTTTTATAAAAATACTTGTCCTTGGAAGTACAAAGGTGTAGAATGTAAATATCCAAGTAACGGTACTGGAA